AGGAGCAGCAGTAAACGCTGCACTCATTGCAGGCGCAACAGCAGATGCAACAACAACAGTGACATACCCAACAGCAGCAGAATTGCTAGGAATTGTCGCTCGCGGATCAGCTTCTGTATACGCAGCAACAGCAGGACTACCAAACCCATTTGCTCGCAACATGGTCGTATCAACAGGACAGTGGTCAAACATCATGTCTCTAAACGATGCAGGACGTCCAATCTACACAGCATCACAGCCAATGAACGCTGGCGGAGCAGTAGCACCAACATCATTGACAGGTAACGTTGCAGGACTCAACCTATACGTTGATCCAACAAACGCTGGCGATGGCGATGGAACAATCCTTATCGTGAACCCAGATGCGTACACTTGGTACGAGTCACCAACATACCGCCTACGCGCTGAATCAACAGCAGCAGGACAGGTAACTATCGGCTACTACGGCTTTGGTGCGATTGCAACTAAGGTCGGCGCAGGCGCGTTCAAGAACAACAAGGCGTAAGCCACACTTAAGTCGCTCTAGGGGGTCGGTAGCCCTCCGATCCCCTAGAGTCTTTAGAAAGGAATAGGAATGGCACTAACTACAGTCGCAGAGTTACGCTCCACTTTGGGAGTCGGAACTTTATACAGCGACAGCGTGCTCCAAGAGGTCTGCGATGCAAGTGATGCAGTCCTACTTCCTATGTTATGGACTAACACTAATTTTTCTATTGGTCACTCAAACGTTGGCACAGTAGGCACAATGTATTTCGACCAAAATGTTGAGTCGATCTACTATGTAGGTCAAAGCGTAGTTATCACAAACGCAGGCTCACACTTTAATGGCAACAAAACTATTACAGGAGTAAGTAACCGGACTTTCACAGTTACCACAAATCATGTAACTGATACTCCTTATCACCCTTTCAATCCTTTTGCTAGCGTTGCAGCTTCTACTTATGTTGATTGGGCAGAAGATAAAGCAATCCAGCAAGCAGCTTTAATGATATCTGTTGAAATCTGGCAGGCGCGTACAGCCACCCTTTCTGGTAGTAACGCTGTCGATTTCCAGCCAAGCCCTTACCGCATGAGCGCACAGCTCTTGGCTAAGGTGCGAGGATTGATAGCACACGCACTAGATCCACGCTCAATGGTGGGCTAATGCCTCCAGTAGCCATAACTACCCTGCGGACTACCTTAGCCACTGCGCTAGTAGATAATAATAAATACCAAGTCTTTGCATTTCCGCCTTCTGTCGTTTTGGCTAATTCTGTAATTGTGTCTCCGGATGATCCTTATATAACACCTACTAACAATCAGCATATTGGTATTAGCCCTATGGCATCTTTCAAGTTGCTGATCGTTGCTCCGTTATTTGATAACGAAGGAAACCTTAACGGCATAGAAGATTTCGTTTGTGGCGTGTTCGCTAAGTTAGCGGCATCATCTTTAACGTATAATGTAAGCGCAGTAAGCGCACCAAGTATTCTTAACGCTGGATCGGGAGACCTACTCAGCTGCGAGATGTCCGTTCAAATACTCACGAGTTGGGGATAACAATGTCCGATTGGGATAAAGAAAACGAAGCCTTCCTGAAGAAAATCGGGCAGGTTGTACCACCAGCACCAAAGCCAGTAACTAAGAAAGAAGAGGAATAATCTCATGGCTGTATTTCTAAATAACAATGTGGGCGTGAAGATTAACTCTGTTGATCTTTCAGACCACGTAACAGCAGTAACGATCAACCGCGTATTCGATGAACTAGAAGTCACTGCAATGGGTGACAGTTCACACAAGTTTGTCAAGGGTCTTGAGTCATCTACAGTGACAATCGACTTCCTTAACGACACAGCATCTGCAAACGTATTGGCAACATTACAGGCAGCATGGGGAACCACAGTCACAGCTGTATTCCTACAGACAAAGGGAACAGCAGTATCAGCGACTAACCCTCTCTATACTGTCTCAATCCTTGTCAATAACACAACAGACATCAATGGCGCAGTAGGTGATATTGGCACACAGTCAATTACATTTACATGCAACTCAACTGTTGCAGTAGCCACTACAGGCACATTCTAAAAAACTAAACAAAGGGGCAAACCATGGCAAAGTTAAAGATAGTTCGACTAGATGGAAGCGTATTAGAAGGCGAGATCACTCCAGCAGTGGAGTATTCGTTTGAGCAGTACGCTAAAAAGGGTTTCCATAAGGCGTTCCGCGATGAAGAAAAGCAGAGCGATGTCTATTGGCTAGCATGGGAAGTAACACGCAGGTCAGGTGAAACTGTTAAGCCTTTCGGGATGGACTTCATTGAGACACTTAAAAGTGTTGAGGTGCTTGACTCAGACCCTTTAGCTTAAAGCGCGATCAACCATTCACCTACTTAATCGCTCGCTTGAGCATTAGGTTGGGGATCGCGCCACAGCAACTGTTAGAACTAGATAAGACCATGTTTGATGCACTTCTGCAAGGTCTCAAGGATGAAGCGAAGGAGGTAGACGATGCCAGCAAGCGTAAAGGGCGCCGTTGAACTCCGCAAAGCCTTGCGTAAGTTTGCTCCTGAACTGGGTAAAGAAACTCAGAAGGAGATCGCTGGAGCCTTAAAGCCAATCACTAAGACTGCTAAAGGTTATCTACCGGATGACGGATCAGTTCTAAGCGGCTGGCTGCCAAGAGATAACTCTCAGGCTAGGTTCCCTACTTACTCTGCTCGTCAGGTCAAGGCTGGAATCGGTTATAAGACTTCACCATCAAAGCCAAACCGTAGAGGCTTTAGATCACTTGCTCGTGTCTTTAACAAGACCGCAGCTGGTGCAATCTATGAAACTATGGGTCGCAAAACTCCTAGCAGTCGCTTTGTGCAGAATCAGAATGGCAAGTTTGGCGCAGCGATGAAGGGCGATGGCAAGATGGAAGGTCGCGCCCTGTATCGTGCCTATGAAGAAAACCAAGGCAAGGCTAGAGAATCAGTCCTTAATGCAATCAAGACAGCAGCCGATAAACTTAACGCAACAGCCAAGGCGAGAGGTTAATCATGGCTAATATAATTATTGACATTGCAGCAGAGTTCACTGGCAATAAAGCCTTTAAGAGTGCTGAGACTTCTACAGATAAATTAACTAAGAACATTAAGAACATGGCTAAGACTCTTGGCGTTGCTTTCAGTGCTACAGCAGTCTTAAATTACGCTAAAGCTTCAGTGAAGGCAGCAGCTGCCGATGAGAAGGCACAGAAGCAGTTAGCACTAGCTCTAAAGAATGTCGGGCTTGGTCGAGATGCAGCAGCCTCAGAAGATTTCATCCAGAGACTTCAATCAGAGTTCGGTGTAGTCGATGACAAGCTGCGCCCTGCTTATCAGCAGTTAGCCGTAGCAACAGGGAACACAGCACAAAGCCAAAAGTTATTACAGATTGCTCTAGATATTAGTGCGTCCACAGGACGAGATTTAGCCTCTGTAACAGGGGCAATTTCCAAAGCATATTTAGGGAATAACACAGCCCTAGGTAAATTAGGTGTAGGTATCTCAAAGGCTGATCTAAAGGCTAAGTCCTTTGATGAGGTAATGAATCAACTTTCGACTACCTTTGCTGGGGCTGCTACTGCTTCTGCTAATACTTTCCAAGGGTCGATGGATAAGTTATCTGTTGCATCTGCAAACGTTCAGGAGATTATCGGTAAAGGCATCATAGATGCGCTCAAGGGTCTAAGCGAAGATACTACAGTCGATGATCTTGCTAAGGGCATGGAGGACTTTGCTCTATTTACTGCCGATGCAATTAGAGGCGTAGGCGTATTACTAGAAGCATTAAAGAGCATCCCAGCAGCAGTTAATTTGCCTGGACTCAAGTTTGCTATGCAAGCCACTGGCTTAGGTATCTTAAGCAAGATTGGTGCCGCTGAAAGAAAGAAGCAAGAAGCAGCAGCTGCTCGCGCTATGAATGGGCTTGCTCACCTAGCCGAGTTAGAGTCAAGTTATGCGAACATTACTCTTAAAACTACCAAGAAGATAACAGCAGAAGAATTAAAGCAACTTAAAGCCAAGCAGTTAAAACTAGCCATTGACAAGGCTAACCTAGCCCTTGGCAAGGGATCTAACGTCTTTGACATGGAGAAGATCCAGTTAGCAGCAGCTGAGAAGAGCGCAGCCGAGCAACTGGGCAAAGTTACTAGCCAAGCACAACTGCTACAGATTACTAACGACCTTGCTCGCCTAGAGGTCAAGCAATCTATTCTGGATCTAGAAGATGCTATTGCCTCCAAAGATGTTAATGCCATAAATAATGCAACGGCTAAACTTAATGCAGACTTAAAGATCCTTGGTGTGCTTACCAATCAGGATCTGAAACTAAGAGACATCAAATCCATCCTTGACTCAATCCTTCCAAAGGATTTAATCAACCTAGCCAATCTTGATGCTGCTATCGCTAAGTTAAAGATGATTGGTGGCGGCACAGCCACTAGCACCTCAGCAGTAGCAAGCACAACTACTGGCACTCCTTCACTCCTCGATGCCCTTGCAGCAGGCAGCTTTGTTCCTGTAGTAGGTGGCGGTGGCTATTCTTCTACAGCAGGCAACTATGCTTCTAGCGGCTTTCCGGGGTCTGCTATGGGTGGTGGCGGTAACACAATTATTGTGAACACTGGCATCGGTGATCCAAACGCTATCGCTGAGGCTATTGACCAAGTCCTTACAGATGCAGCCCAGCGCGGCACACTGAGAGCAGTCTAAGCATGCCTTGGCTTCCACAATGGCGAGTCACAGTAGGTGATGATGTCTATACGACTGTTACCTCTGTTTCCTATGCAACTGGTCGGCTAGACATTGACCGCCAAGCCACAGCAGGCTACTGCCAAGTTCAGATAGTCAATGCCGATAACTCAGCCTTTACGATCAGCATTACTGAGCCAATCACTTTAGAGCTAAAGAACTCAGCAGGTGTTTATAAGCAAGTATTTAAGGGCACAGTCTCAGACTTCAATATCGGAGTGAGAAGCCCAGACGAGACAGGTTTTGTCACTACTGGCACCATCTTAGGTATTGGTGCACTATCTAAACTATCCAAGGCGGTCTATAACACAGCCCTGGCTTCTGCCCGAGATGGCGAACAGATTGCACTTATTCTGGAAGCAGCCCTGAGTGGTACATGGGATGAGGTTTATCCGACTTTAACTTGGGCTACCTATCCAGCAACAGTTACATGGAATCAAGCCGAGAACTCTTTAGGTCAGATCGATCAAGGCGAGTTCGACATGATTCAGATCAACGCATCTGCCTCGGCTAAGAGCCAGACCCTTGTAGATCAGATAGCGAACAGCGGATTAGGCATTATCAGTGAAGGCAATGATGGCTTGGTCTATTATGCTGATGCAGACCACCGCGAGAACTATCTTCTTGCCAATGGCTACACCGATCTAGATGCTTCTTATGCCACTCCTAGCAGTATCCAGTCTCAGACACAAACTGCTCGCTTACGCAACAGCCTGATCTACAAATACTCCACAGGTTATGCATCGGTTTTAACTTTGACAGATGCCGAGAAAATAGCAACCTATGGGCTGTTTGAGAAATCAACAGAGTCCAACATTCTTAACATAGGCGATATGCAGCAGATTGCCGAGAGAGAACTCTTTCTGCGCAATACCCCTAGAGGCTCACTAGGTGCTATCCGCTTCCGCTTAGATAACCCAGACTTACCTAGCGCGATGCTTGATGATCTTATTACCACGTTTTGTAATGAGCCTGTATCTATTGACAACCTACCAAGCAACCTGCTCGGTGGAACCTTTGAGGGTTTTGTGGAAAACATAGCTGTAAATGCAACGCCAACCTATGTCGATATGACTTTGTATGTCTCAGCCACAGACTTCTCAATTCCACCGATCTAAGAATCCTCAATGATACAATTACTCAATCATCCCGACTGGAGAACTAACTGATGGCAACAAGTCCTATATATTCATG